GGAAGCGATTATCAAAGAATTGAAGGAAACGATAAGTGAGGCGGGATTGAAGGTAGGGGATATATTTAGTCCAGAGGATATTACGAATAGCGAACCCGCAAGGAAGGCGAAGCAAACGGAGTTTGAACACGCCAAAAGGGTTGAGAAGGTGCTGGGTGAGGAAAGGGAGAAGGTTATCTCGCTTACCAGGTCCATTGAGGAGAAGGAAAACAAGATTAAGTCCCTGAATGAGGTCGTCAGCAAGACGCAGGTGAAAACCCTGTTTGACACCGCAAAGGAAACAAGGAAACTGGATGACAAGGAGAAAGTCTATATCGAGAAGCGGTTAGGAACCTTCAAGAGCGATAAAGATGGCGATGACCTGAAGAATGAATTCGAGAAATTCTTGGACAGCCAAGTGAATGATTATATTGAGACCGCCAAACTATTAGGGGTGGATATAAAGAAAGGCGATGGCGGGGATGATAAGGGCGATAAAGGAAAAGGCGCAGGCTCTGGGGATGGCAAAGGTGACGGAGAGGACTTGACGAAACCCGAAAACAATGAGTTTATCCCTAAATAAGGATAGAATTACAAGCGTAGGCTTGGGAATCCTGTTCCGATAACCTATAAGGGACAGAGTAAATCGCATAGGTAGGGAAATTATCAATCAAAACAAGGAGGAATGAAATGGCTGAAACATTGCTAAAAATGAGAAGCGATAAGTTCGCCTCTATGGTAGTTACCACTCCTACTGCCGGTTACACCGCAGGGCAGATGGTAAAGGTAGAGGACACTGTCGGCGTTATCGCTGAAACTAAAGCGGCAACGAAAGACGCAGTATTGATTTACAAATGCGATAAAATCGTAGTGCCGAAGGTCGCAGGCACAGGAATAACTTTTGCGGCTGGTGATAAGGTCTATTACAAGGCGGCAAACGCGGCAGTTACGAATGTTGCCTCTGGCAATACGCTTTGTGGTAGGGCATTAGTTGCGGCAGGCGCATCCGCTACTTCCGTTGAAATTGACCTGACTGGTAATATCGTAGCTTAAACTCAAAAGGAGGATACAATGAAAGGCAAGATTATTTCGGATTGGAGAAAGGTAGATTTCTCCGATGCCTCCTCAAGGGCTAAACTGGTCGGGGCATTACAGCATTTTATGACGATGCCTGACCGTGATGTGACCTTGAAAAAGGCAATGCAACATTTCGCAACAAAGGGAGATTTCCCGACCGAGATTCTGCAGGTTCTGGAGAAGTTCCACGCAACACCTGATTATGATTTGGGGTATGAGGAGTTATTTGACATTCGTGATTTCTCTGGCACGAATGAGAGCGGTTTCAAAATCCTGAATGTGGAGAGCGGTTTGACATTCGCCAAGGTATTGCCAGGTGAGAAGGCTAAAGTTTACAAGATGTCGGGGACAGAGGTGTCTGTGAATTTTGACCTTTATGGCGGTGCTTTAGGCTGGTTCAGGACATTGATTGACGACCGTCAGTATTGGACACTTGAGGACAATGCTATCGCATTTCGCAATAAAGCATATTCTTCAAGGGCGTCAAATTTCTATGCTCTGATTGAGGCGGTTACTGGCAAAGATGTCGCTTGGCAGGCAGTGACCCCCGCATCCGTGGCGACCAGCAATGAGAATTACAATGCCATCAGAGATGTGAATACCATCAATGCCGCTTGTCTTGAAATCTTGACCGCCTTGAAGGACGCAGGTATCGGGGCGAATGCTAATAGCCAATTCGTGGTGTTAGCGCCTATCGCCTTGAAATCCCGTCTTGAGAGAGCCGCCAAGATGTTACAGCAACCCGTGGTTGGTTCAGGACAGCATTTAGCATTCAACATCAGGGTTATATATACCCTTATGTTAACAAGTTCATCTTATTACTATGTTATCCTTCCGAAGGCGAAAATGAAGGGTGGATACAGGATGGACTTGACCATATACGACCAGTTTGATATTCTTGCTTATGCGGACACTATGGCAGGCTGGATGCGTTATGGCGGTGCTATCGGAGATACAGACCAAGTTCGTAAGTGCGCAACAGCGTAAAGTAGGACGGCAATGGGGGGGAAGCATAACAATTCAATGCTATGCCGAACCCCCAATGCCAATGGGATTGCGGAAATCAAGGAGAACATCCCGAAGATTAACTTTACTCCAAAGCCGAATAAAAGGGTAAAGAGAGAGGCAAAAATGGGTGGCGCACTCACGATGTCGGATGTAAAACCGATAGAACCTATCATACAGAAGGAAAAGAAGGTAAACTCCGTAACGATGAAGGATGTGCCTGAAAGGAGTTTATTACAGCAATACATTGACAATCTGTATGACAATGACGGGAGGCTAAAGAAGGACAAGTTCCTCTATGAGCATTTTCCCGCTGGCATCTGGAGGAATAAGAGATGTTTCATCATAGGGGGCGGTCCATCTTTAAAGGGATTTGATTTCAGCCAATTAAAAGGCGAGTTAGTAATAACCGTCAACAGGGGATTTGAATACTTCCCCTCTGCGATAAATGTATGCCAAGACGCAAGAGTATTCGGATTTTACGAGAATAGGGAGTTCAAGGAAGGCGATGAGGCACGGAAGAAATTCTACGATTACAAAGGTTACAAGTCTTGGCTCAATGTTCAGGCTTTTCCTTTCCCAGAGGACATATACCAGATAGGCATAGTCCACCCAGCGGATTTCAACTACACAAACTATTCAGGCGGCATCCCACCCTACAACAATTCGGGACTAAACGCTTTATGCCTTGCGGTGTGCCTCGGGGCTAATCCCATTTACCTTCTCGGATTTGATTGCAAAGGAAAGGACGGGAGAACCGCCAATTTCCATTCTGGCTATCTGGATACCAACAAAGAGGAGATATATCTTGATTTCATAAGGGATTTCAATTATGTGTCTGGGCAGATAAACGGCAAGACAAGGGTAGTCAACCTCAACCCCGATAGCGCTATAAAGTGCTTTGAGTTCGGGGAAATGAAGGATATACAGAAAATCAAAAGACCAATATTGGTGTCATTCTTTACCAAAGGCACGGGATACGAATTGGAGATAAAGAGGCTGGAGAGGTCGGCAATAAAGTTCGGGTTTGAATACGACTTTTATCCGCAGGAGAATTTGGGAAGTTGGAGGGCGAACATACACGACAGGATTAGGATACTGAAGCATTTCCTGAATAAACACCCTGACAGGGACATACTTTACATAGACGCTGATGGGGAAGTTCAGCAATACCCTGAATTGTTTGACAATTTTGAGGGGGATTTCGGGATAGTCAAGATAGACAGGAGCAAATACTGGGATAATTGGAAGGAGTGGCATCACGAAAGGGAGGAATACCTCGGTGGGACAATGTATCTCAAGAATAATCGTAATATTCGTAATCTATTAGACTTATGGGATAAACTGGATGCCCCGATGGAAACAAAGTTATCACAGCATACCTTGATAAATGCCATAAGGAAAATGGGGGATAAATTGAATATCCGTTTGCTACCCCTGACCTACTGCCAGATATTTGACACTATGGTTGACGAGGGGGAGCCGATAGTGGAGCATTTCCAGGCGAGCAGAAGGAGCATCCTGTATATCAAACTCAAGGAAGACGGCACGAAATACCTTGATTTTACAGGGGCGAACCTAAAAAAATGATAGATATAATATTCGCAGAGTTCGGGGCGGCAAAGAGACAGCCAGATTTGGAGAACATAAGATATTACTTTCCCAATGCCGAAATAAATGTATTTGATGAGAGTAACTGCGTGAATTACTTTGCGGACAGCCCTTTCTGGGGACATTATATGAACGACTACCACAAGGTGGAGAAACTGCTTGAGAGCAAGGCTGACATAGCCATAGCATTTGATGCCGACATTAAAATAGTGGACAATAGGGTGAGAGTGTTAGAATTGCTCGCAAGGAAATTCGGGCTATGCCTGCCCGCCAATCCGAGGAAACTGGTAAAGGTGGATACAGAGATAGGGTCGCACAGTGACGGGATGCTTGATGAAAGCCTCGGTATGGGTTACGCCTTCAATATGACACCGATAGTATTCAACACGAAGCACTATGTGGCGAGGCAAACATTGGAGAAGTATTGCGAGATAATGATTGAAAATCCCGTGAGGGGTCCTCTGGCTATGTGGAGGGCGGCATATAGTATAGGCTTTTTTCCCTGCCTTCTGCCCCCGCAATGGTGTGTATGCAAAGAAGACATCGGGATAGGGAATGAGATAATCTTACATATAGGGCATAAAGATGTTGCAAGATACTATGGAGTTTAAGGCTCTGGCGAAAGAGGATATATGGGGGGGTGGCTGGTATCAGCCCATAGTATTCCCTGACGGCTCTAAAACTAATTCCACTAAATACAATGATTTTTTTGAAAGGAATGATTTTGGAGAGAGGAAGTGGGATAATTACATCAAGCCCTATTTGCAGGGAAAATCATTCCTTGAGATAGGTTGCAATGCGGGGTTATTTTTGGTATTAGCGGAAAAGGCTGGATTTGACAGGGTATTCGGATTAGAGAAAACGGAATACTTTTATGAACAATGCTTGTATGTATTGAAACAATTTGATAGCAAGGCGGTAATCTATAACGCAGATGCCTTGAAATTCGATTACGATAAGACAGGGGATATAGATACAATCCTTTTATCTAACGCCTTATACTGGATAGGATTTGATGATGAAGGAAAATATTGCGCTAATTATGAGCAGAAAATAGACAAGTTCCTGCGCAAACTGGCTTTTTACGGAAAAAGGATAATTTTCATAGGCGAGAATGATTTGGATAGGATAGGCGGTAACCTTGATATGACTTTGCCTTGGTTACAAAGGTATTTTGATATTAAAAGAGTGGAAGTATTAAATACAGGGCATAGAATATTAAACTTGATAGTTACAGATACAAAGATTGAGCGACAGGAAATTGATATAGATAAATTAGTCAAGATAATTCAGAACAGAGGATATTACGCAAATGATTTCGTATACACTTTCTGTAATTTTATCAATGGTTACATCGCCTATACCGAATGGCTGAAACAATATCGTGATAGTAATGAATTAGGGAAGGGTAATATCCTGTTGCATTCATTGGCTATCAGGCAGTTAAACCTACTCAAATCAATTATGGATAATGGATTACAAAAGGATATAGAGATATTTAATGATAATGGCGAAATAGATATAGACGGCTGGCATAGATTGTTAATTATGCAGGCATTGGGGCAGAAAACAATAAAATGCAGGAAAAATAAAGATGTCAAACTGGAATAAGCTCTGGGAAATCAGCAATTATTGGGACAAGATTATGGCTATCCCAGAATTGGAGGAAAGATACCACAAGGAATTCCTGAAAGATTTGGAGCAGTTCAAGATTGACTTGAGATGCCCTGCGGTGGATGTAGGGGCGGGGGCTTTTGGCGGGGTATTCAATTATATGGATTTTATAGGAGAGAAGATAATAGTTGACCCCTGCGCTACCGAATTCAAGGAAAAATACGGGAAGATAAAGGATGGCATAAGATTGATAGATGCCTTCTCTTACAATATACCATTATCCGATTTATCAATGAACAGCGTATTTTGCATTGAGACCCTTGACCATTGCAACTCAAAAGAGGAATATACGCAATCTGTGCATGAGTTGATAAGGATACTGGCAAAGGGCGGGAGATTATATTTTATGTTGCCCTTGAGAAAGATACCGATTGATGGGCATTTCATTTCCCTTGAAACTATATCACTTGAGGAGATTATATCCCCATTCAGGAGGATTAAGGCTGATTACAGGATATTAAATGACCATTTGTTTTTAACTGGAGTAAAGGGGGAGAGGCAAGGTGAATAAAAGGATAAATCTCCTACTGGCGCATCCCGATGACGAGGTGATATTCGGGTGGGCTGTATTGAAAGGGGCGAAAAGGATAATCTGTTGCTCCAACGATTTGAATAACCCCGAAAGGGCGTGGTGCAAGGACAGGAATAAGGCATTGCTGGAGATAGGAAATCTGGTGGGCGCAGAAGTGGTATGCCTTGATAATAACAGCGAATTTTACAGATTGCCTACAAGAAACGGGGATTTGAATTCCTTTGTGAATAATGTGATGAATGTGGTAAATATGATAGTTGGCGATTACCACGACAATCTGATATTTACCCATAACTCTTGGGGGGAATATGGGCATTTAGACCATATCCTTGTAAATCAGATAGCACATTTAACGAAATATGATTTGATAACTTCGGATATTACCCTTGATGCGGGATGGTTTGAGGTTGATAATAATTTAATCGGGAGAAAAAACTTCATTTCTAATCATACCATAGATTTGGACTTCTACAACCGTTGCAAAAAGATATACGACAAATACGGGTGCTGGACCTGGAGCAAGGAGCCAGTTAAGGAGTGCAATTTATATGAGATTTAGAATATTTTGGAGGGTATGTGAAGGTAATTAGCGCATTATACAATACCCCTGACAGGGATTATGCAATGCTTATGCTCAACCTTCAGGAGAGCGTGAAAAAGGTGGGGTATGATTTTGAGCAATATTTGCTTGAAAGAGACCCTATGATTAGGTTTGGCGGTAAGGATGATTACTTCGCCCCCTGCACCTTCAAGCCCTTCATCATAAAAAGGGCATTGCAGGAATTGAAGGAAGATGTATTATGGCTGGACAGTGATTGCCTTATTAAAGATAGGGTGAACGAGATATTTGATGATTGCGATGTGGCGGTGACCTTGAGGAGGTTTGACAGGACGCATTTGAGGGATATTTACGATGGATATATCAACGCGGGGGTAATGGCGTTCAGGTATAATCAAAGGAGTTTGAGCCTCATAGACAGGTGGATGGACCAACTGGCAGGGAGCCGTGCCGACCAAGATGCCTTCAATAAAGTGTTACTTGATTATTCTTTCCTTGATAAATTCGGGGAAATTATAGATATAGAGGGAACAAAAGTAAAGATACTGGACTGCGATACTTATAATTTCTTCTATTTTGAGGACAAGGATAAGATAGACAAAGCTAAAATATACCATATAAAAGGACATTTAAGACCGCTATACTATGATATGATAGCGGAGAAAGTATTAGGAGGAGAGTATGTCATTAACAGTCGGCACTAACAGTTGGGTTACATTAGAGGAAGCGGAAGAATATATGTCTTCAAGGCTGGGGGCATATAAGTTCTGGTATACTGGAGTTTTCAAAGAAGCCGCTTTGATTACAGCATATAATTTCCTGAATTCGGGGAAGTTTGAATTCCCTGCCGATATAAGCGTGAATATGAAGAATGCGCAATGCGAGATGGCGTTATTCCTATTACAGCATCTTGAGGATATGGATGCCAGAATTGGATTGCAGGCGCAAGGAGTTACTTCTGCAGGAGTGGTGCAGGAAGGATACGATTTGAATGCGGTAAATGATATTCCTATGCCGCCCACAGTTTACAGGTATATTTCAGTTTACAAGACGGAAACTGGATTTGAGAAATTGGATGTTGAGAGGGATGATGACGATGATACAGTATAATGGAGGTGAGTGATGCCAGAACCGAGTGAACAGGAATTAAAGGATAATGACAGGGATGGATTCATAGGCAGGTGTATTCCTATGATGGCAGATGAAGACCCGAATAGACCACACGATGCCAATATAGCGGCTTGTTTCTCTATTTGGCGTAGGGCAAAGGAAGCACAGGAGACAGAGTAATGCCTTTTAAGAAAGGACATATAGTTTCTTTTGAAACACGAAAAAAGATAGGATTGGCTAATTCTATCGCTTTGAAAGGCAGAAAATTGTCATTAGAAGTAAGATTAAAAATGTGCGGTCATATTCCTTGGAATAAGGGTAAAAAACTTCCCGATTTTTCTGGGATAAATCATCCTATGTATGGTAAGAAACATTCTATTGAAACTAAAATAAGGATGAGTGCTAAATTAAAAGGACGCATACCTTGGAATAAGGGATTAAAAGGATGGCGTAAAGGACATTATGTATCTGAAGAAACAAAGCAAAAGATTAGGGAACGAAGATATTTAAGGAAACAAAGATTGGGTTATATTAACGCCCCTGAAATCAGGTATAAGTATGGTCTTGGGAATAGGAGTGGTAAATTATCAAGGAATTGGAAAGGTGGAAGAAGCAAAGCATATAAAAAAGGGTATCGGTCTGCTAAATATAAACAATGGCGCAGAGATGTTTTTATAAGGGATGAATTTACTTGTCAAGAATGTGGAATAAAACATACTTATATAACAGCTCATCATATTAAGCCATTTGCTTTCTATCCAGAATTAAGATTTGATATAAATAATGGCATTACATTATGTGAAGATTGCCATTGTAAATTAGATAAATATAGAATGAGATTTAAGAAAAAGGAGAATAAAATTGTTCTCTGAATTGTATCCATTAGCAAAAGAAATGTATCTGCGGACACAGATTGACAATCTGGTGAAGGTATACCGTTCTGCGCAGATAAAATTGACTTCAGAATTGAGAAAAATTGATTTGACCGATTTCCAAAGGCATAGGGCTCAAACATTATTGAGGGAAGTAGATGAAATTGTGGCAGTATTGAATAACGGGATTTACAAATGGGCTAAAAACTCTATCCCTCAATCTTATGAGCGAGGGATAGATTTAGCCGCAGAAAGATTGAAAGCATTGGGAGTAACAAGGTTTGTAGCTTATGATGCCCAAATCCATACCTCTGCGGTAAGTGTATTGGTTGACGATGTAACAACCGAATTATTGATTGCTAATGACAGTATGAAAAAGTTTTTCAACAGGGTGATTTTGCAGACACAGCAGACCCTTTTTCAGGATGCTGAAATATCAAAGATGATAGCGGAAGGGTTGATTGAGGGTCAGGCGAGGAGGACGGTATCGGATGAGATATTGAAAGGATTGAGGGAGCAATTAGGCAATCAGCAATTCATAGTGATAAATGGCAGGAATTACCGCCCTGATAGTTATGCCTCATTGGTGGCACGGACAAGGACGAGGGAGGCGAGTTCACAAGGAACGATAAATACATCATTGCGCTACGGGGTGGATTTGGTGCAATGGGATACCCATTCGGAGATATGCGAGTATTGTCAGCAATTCGCAGGAAGGGTGTATTCAATAAGCGGGATGGACAATGATTTCCCTGCATTGACGGAGAAACCCCCGCTTCATCCTAATTGCCGCTGTGTTATTGCCCCAATCACAAGAAGAAATCTGGAAAGCAGGGGATATTTGAATGAAATAATGAAATTGAGCAATGCCCCCAGCATAAAAGTTCCAAGTTTCAGCAGATTTGAGGAGGTGCTTTCGCAGTTATGATGAATGTATATTTTAGAGATGATGTTTCGGTGAGGAGAATAGTATACGGCACTTGGGGAGGGGTGGCATCCGATATTACCACTGTATACAAGGGCAGGTTCGTATTTGAGACTAAAATGGTAAGGAATGTGCAGGGGGAAATGGTGGTATCTTCGGCTTATGTAATGCTCCCGATTATGGCATTAGAGCATAAAGATAAGATAATTTACGATAGCAAGGAATATTCTATTCTTGGGATAGAGAAGAAAAAGGATTTCAGCGAGAGGTATTTGCTTGTTAATTTAGCATAATGGATATCAAATTTGACTTTAGCGATTTTTATAAGAAATTCAATGAAATAGTGAAAAACGTCATCCCTGATTTGATAGCGAAGGGATTGGGAGTGGCTATGCTTGATTTGAAAAATGATTGTTTTAATGAAGTGCCTACCGTTCCATTAAAGGAGGGATGGTTAAGAGGGTCAGGGAGCATATTCGTCCAGAACAAACTTATAGAAACGACAGAAAATATGCCGACATCCAAAGCCGGATTTGCCAACAGGGATTATTCAGAGGGGATAAGTATGGGTAGTTTTGTGGGTGTGATAGGATTCAATACCCCCTATGCGGCAAGAATGCACGAAGGAATAGGCTTGCATTTCACAGAACCCAGCTCGGGGGCAAAATATCTTGAGAGCAAATTGCACAGGAAAAAAGATGTATACATAGCCGATATCGCTGATACTATCAGAAAGGGCGGGAATGCTTAAAGAGATAGTGAAATACATTGAAAATGAACTTACTGGATATGTGATAGGGGAAGATTTGTTCGCTGGTTTTGTCCCTTCCACTATCATTGGGGATTATATTGTGGTAATTGAGACAGGCGGCAGGACAGAACCTTCGCTGAAGGATTATGTAGAAAAGACTATTCAGATATTGGCGGTGGCAAAAGATTACCAAATCGCAAGAGATATGGCTTATGAAGCATACGATTTACTGCATTCAAGTGCAGGGATAGACCTTCCTGTTGTCGTTGCGGGAAAGGAGTATAGGGTAAACACGATATCGGCAATTTCTGCGCCACAAAGTTTAGGACAGGATAGCAAAGGGCGTTTTATAATATCAACAAACTATGTGCTTAAAGCACAGAACAAGTAAAGGAGGAGTAAATGGGCAGTCCGATTAGGGATTTGGGTCCGTGCGAAGTAACCTTTGATGGTGTCAGCCTTGGGGCTACCTTGGGTGGTGTCATATTCAGGCACACCGAGGAAAGCAGACCCGTAAGGGAAGACCAGCAGGGGGTTACCAGCGTTGATGAATTGAAGGTGGGGGCGACTTGTGAGATTGAGGTTCCGCTCACAAGGTCAAGTTTAGGTCAATTGTCAAAGGTTATCGGCAATTCAACCTATACTGGCACAAAACTTGAGGTTGGTGTCGTGGTTGGGGAGAGCTTGCTTGACCACGCAAAAGTGTTAATCATCAAACCTATCATTGATAGCGTGGTTTCTGCGGATGAAAGCACCTGGCTTACGGTTTACAAGGCATATCCGAGGGCTGACCTTGAATTGACCTATAATTACGAGAATCAGAGGGTATACAAGGTTATATTCAAGGCATTTCCAGACGGAACGAAATTCTGGAAGATAGGTTAATGGTTAATCAATTACCTGCGGGATGCAGGAGAAACCTTATAAGGGGGGATTGGTATGAAAATTAAACTTCGTGATTTGTTCGGGGCAAGGGATATATTCAAGAAGATATTTAACGAACCTATGAATGTGAAATTGTCTTATAGGTTGAGTAAAATATCTAACAAAATCAATTCTGAACTGATGGCTATCGAGAAACAGAGGATAGCCCTGGTTGAGAAGTATGCTGATTTTCAGACAGAGGAAGAAAAGAAAAAGAGGGCTCCGAAAGAGGTGAAGGAAAAACTCGAGGATTTTATCAAAGAGTTTGATACCTTGCTTGAAACCGAAGAAGAAATTGACATTCAGCCAATTCCGTCTGATTTATTGTTTGCGAGCGACATAAAATTGTCAAGCAATGAATTAGACATCATCAAAAACTTTATACAGGAGGAAAAGGATGAAAAAGTTTAATGTAGATGAACAAACCCAATTGGCTGAACCTATTGAGATAATCCTTGAAGGGAAAGTATACACGCTGGGCAAAATCACGGTGGAGTTGATGGATAGGGTTGTTGCTCTGGGGAAAGACAAGGATAACCTTGATACCCCTGTCAAGCAACTTGCCTTATTGCTTGGAACAGAAATAAAAGAAATAAGGGATATTGACATCCGAAAGATAGGCAAGACCCTTGAGTATATTACAAACACAATTAAGGAAGGAATTGAAGCAAAAAACCCCTAAAGGGCAGGAGCGATATTTATGTTGTTATCGTTTCTGCCTTTGCGGGACAATTCACCTACAGGGAATTGCTTAATCTTGACATCAGGGATTTGACATTCTGGTTCAAGGAAGCGCAGAAAGAGTTGGTGAAAAGGCAACTGAAGGCAATACAGGCATCAAGATTAGCGATGGCTAACAACGATGAGTTCCAAAGAGCGAATTCAGAATTGGAAAGGCAACTGATGGAATTGAACATAGGGAAAAAAGACATAATACAGGAAAACTGGAAGGATTTAAGGATATTGGGGAAAAGGAAATGATAGGAGTATTCTATGGCTTTTGATGCGGGAAGTATCGTCGCAAAAATAACTCTTGATAAAACCGATTTTGATAAAGGTGTCAAGACCATAAGGAATAATGTCGCTGAATTGGGTCAATCTATGGTAAAAATGGGGCAAGATATAAGGATGGTGGGCAGACAGATTTCCCAAGTAGGGACGGCACTTTCCTTTATCGGTGCGGGGATTATAACCCCTTTGGTTGTCGCCTTCAAGAGTGCGGAAAAGTATTCCAATAGCGTCAGGCAGGAAATGGAAAGGCTGACTAATGTCGGGATACAATTAAGGGTTTCCATTGCGGAGGCATTAACCCCAGTAATGCACAAATTAAGCAATATACTCGGTGACTTATTGAATAGATGGCAGGCACTATCCCCAGTAGTAAGGGAAAACATAGTGAGGATTGTTTTTATGACAGGAGCATACACATTATTGGGAGGGATATTCCTGTCATTGACTGGCAAAATAATCGCATTGGTGGGGGTAATATGGAAACTTGTAGGGGCATTTGCGGCATTGGTTGCCGTGAATTTGCCACTCGCATTGACATATCTGGCAATCATAGGGATAGTGACAGCGATGTGGAAATGGAAAGAGGTAGCGGATGTGGTATTGAATGTATTTGAGGCATTGGCATATTCTTTGGGTGCAATTTTAAGCTGGATAAAAGCGAGCCTTTGGGGATTGCTCTCTATTTTTTATGAAGTATTCGGAACAATAACGGAATGGATTTCCAGACTCCCTATCCCATTCAAAGGAACACTTGGGGAAATGGCAAAAAATTGGAAGGAAATGGGAGACAAATTCCAACTGTATGCCGATAGGAATATGACTAATGTCGGTCTCTCCTTCAAAAGGGTCGGCAAGATAATCAAGGGGGAGCAGAACGATTGGGCGAATGGTTTTAACAACCTGAAAAATAATATATCAGAATTTCAGGGTTTATTTGATAAATTGGGAGGAAAAGAGGTTTCCATTCCGAACAAGATTTTTGAGGCGCATAAGAGTTTCGCAGAAGGCTGGAGGGATAGCCTTGATTCAGTGATTGATGATTTAGGGGATTGGGGGAAGACAGCAGGAAATATAGTCCAGCAGGTATCAAATCAAATGCAAAGTTCGTTGAGCAATTTCTTTCAGGGGTTTTTGAGAGGGGAAATAAGGAGTGCGAAACAGTTATTTGTGGAATGGGGCAATTTTGTCCTGAAGATTATATCGGATGTGATAGCCCAATTCCTTACAGCGCAAATAATTACTGGACTTAAATCTATCTTCGGCATTGGTGGAATCGGTGGAGGCGGTGGAGCAGGGACTGCGGTATCGGCATTTGCAGGGGTAAGATTACCTGGGGTTGGCGGTGGATTTCAGGAAGGAACTGAAAAAGTCCCCTATACTGGCTTATATAAATTGCACGAAGGGGAAAAGGTAACCCCTAAATATGATGTAGGAAAATCAGAAAATATACCTCTTACCATTTATAACCTTATCACCCCAGAGGCGATAGCATCGGCTATGGCGGGTAAGGAAGGGGAGAATGTGATAGTGAATGTAATCAATGTTAATTCATTGCGTAATGGGATAGTAAGGAGAGAGGTGAAAAGGCGATGAGCGATTTCGCACTGTCAAGGGAGAGCATAGAGGAATTACTGGATTATACGGTATTGATTTCGGAATTTGAGAATGGGGCAGAGCAAAGGAGGCTTAAAAGGACAAACAAGGTAATTGGGTTCAGGATTAAGACCCCTGTCTTGACAAAAGAGCAGATGCAGGAATACAGGGATTTCTTCATATCAAAATACGGCAGTTACAATTCTTTCACCTTTACAAGCCCTTTTGATGATGTGGAATACAATGTCAGGTATGTGCCTAATAGTTTCAAGATTACTTTTTCAAGCGGGATATATTTCTGCGAATTTGAATTTAAGGTAGTATAATGATAACCCCAGATAGCGGTAAAAATCTATTCAAGGAATTAAACAAGCAAGTCAATCAGCCTATATATCTTTATAAGGTATTTGATTATGACGGGATAGGTGGAGATTTATTGTTCGCTGAATGGGATACTGATATTGTTTTTGATAGTGTAACATATCCTAAATTTCCTGTAACCCACGACTCCATAAGCGAAAACAATCAGGGACAGATAGACGCAGTAAAGGTTAGGTTAAGCAATGTGAGCAGGTTGATACAGAGTTACCTTGAGGAGTTTGATTTCAGGGCGAAGAAGGTAATGATAAGGCTGGTATTCAAGGACAGATTGGCTTATCCAGACGAAAAACTTGATTTCTATTATTTCATTGATACTTATAGCGCAAGTCAGGATGTGGTTGAATTCATATTGCTACCGAAAACAGATATTTTGAGCGTAACATTGCCCACAAGAAATTACTCAAGGAATTATTGTGGATGGAAATTTAAGTCAACGGAATGCGGATATGCAGGAGCAATCACTACCTGTAATAAGACAAAACAGAAATGCAAGGAATTGGATAATTTCCAGAGATTTGGAGGATTTCCAAGTATTCCCAGCAGAAAGATAGCGGTGATATAATGGAAATATCAATGATTATGAAATATGTCGGCATCCCCTACAAGCATCAGGGAAGGGATATGAATGGGCTTGATTGCTGGGGATTGATTAAATTAGTATACAAAGAGAACCTTGGTATTGAGATTTGGGATATAAATGCCGATTATTCAGAGGATTGGTGCTGGGAGGGAAAGGATTATTTCATAGAGAATTATCAAAAGCAATGGGAAAGGGTGAAAAATCCAAGCATATTTGATGTGGTATTGATAAATAATGGCAGGGGGACAAGCAATCACGCAGGAGTTATGCTTGGGAACAATATGTTCATCCATTGCGTGAAGGCGGGCGTGGTAATAAGCAAAATAACCGATAAGATGTGGAAGGATAAAATAACGGGCATTTTCAGGTTCAAAGCGCCTTTGAAAGAGTAGAATGATAGAGATAAAATACTATCCGATAAGATTTGAGAAGAAAGATGCAAAGGTATTCAATTACGAATACAACAGGGATATTTCCCTAAAGGAATACCTTGATAGGACTGGAATTGATTATATGGATTTTGATATAATCATAGACGGCAAGCCTTCCGACAATCTCAATCAAAGGCTGGATAATCAATCTGAAATAATCATCACCCCCAAAATAGAGTGGGCGGCTGTGGTTGCTTGGTGGGCTGGTTTGACCTTGTTCGGTAAAATAATAGCGGTCGTTACCGTAGCATTAACGCTTTATTCTATATTTCAGGCGGTAACAGCCTCGGTGAGAAAGCCGTCATTCGGCTCATTTAGTTTGGGGGGTATTGATGGCGGGCTTGACCAAGGTTCACCTACCTACGGATGGGAAGGGCAGAGGACTATTCAGGAAGTAGGAGTGCCTGTAAAAGTGATATACGGGGAGCATAAGGTTGGCGGAAACATAATCAATCAATATGTGTCCACGGATGGGGATAAGCAATACCTGAATATGCTCATAGGGGTAAGTGAGGGCGAAATTGAAAGTGTAACCGACATAAAACTGAATGACAATTCTATCGCCAATTACACGGGAGTAGAGATAAGCATAAGATATGGGACAAATAATCAAGCGATGATTTCAAACTTCGAAGATTTGCATAACCTCTATTCAATAGGAGCAAATCTTACCAAGGATAATCCCTATGTATACACCACTATTGATAATGATGTGGAGGCATTTGAGATTTATTTCACACTGCCCGCTGGATTATTCCAAGTCAATAGCAACGGGGCGGTGGCGAGTTGGAGTGTCGTTTATCTGGTTGAATACAGGGTTAGCGGAGTTGGCGGTTACATAAGTTTGGGCTCTACCACAATCTCTGGATTGACAAGGACAACAATCAGGAGGGTGTTCAGAAAAGAGGGGCTTTCTCCTGCAAGATATGATATTAGAATAACAAGGACATCTGAAAACAGTTCTTTAGACCCCCAAAGGACAGGTGATTTGACTCTGGTGAGCATAGATGAAATTAAGACTGATGATTTGATATATCCCAATACCGCCCTGTTAGGCATAAAGGCATTGGCTACAGACCAATTAAGCGGCTCTACCCCAAATGTAACATATATAGTGAAGGGCAGAAAGGTATCAATGCCAAAGGTAAAGACTTCTCCTACGGGGAGTGATGTAGATTGGGAGGATTACTATTGGGATAGTGAGGATGAGGAATTCAAATTATTGGCAGATGATACTTCTTTATATTGGGATGGAACAACCTATGTGGAAAAGTGGGGAGCAAATCCTATATGGTGTATGAAGGATTTACTATTGAATCATAGATACGGTCTTGGGGAATACATAGATGAAACGCATATTGATAATGATGAATTGCTGGAAATGGCTAAATACTGCGAGGAAAAGATAAGCGATGGCAATGGAGGATACGAAAAAAGGTTCAGGCTGGATTTGGTTATAGACTCCTCATCAAAAGCCCCAGATGTGCTGTCGCAGATAACAGCCACATTCAGGTCATTCGCATTTTATTCCCAAAATGGTTTCTCTTTCAGGATAGACAAAGCGGATATTCCAGTTCAGACATTCGGGGTAGGGAATATACTGGAGAATAATTTTACCCAAAATTGGAAATCAAAAAATGAAATCTATAATGTCGTGGAAGTGCAATATATGGACAAGGATTTGGATTATCAGGATGAAACTGTCGCAATAATAGATGAGGTAGCCCTTGCAGATGGCGACCCAATAAGGAAAACCCAGTTAAGATTGTTCGTTACGAGACAATCCTATGCCATAAGGGAAGGGAGATATGCCCTGTGGCTGGCGAAATACATTGACAGAACAATCCAATTCAATGTTGGGATAGACGGGATTGCCTGCCAAGTCGGGGATATAATCAATGTAAGCCACGATATTCCTCAATGGGGGTTTTCTGGAAGGGTGAAATCTGGTTGTTCTTCTACTAATATCAAACTTGACAGAATAGTGGAAATAGAAGAAGGGAAATCCTACAAATTGATGGTAAGGTTCAATAACAATACCATTGAGGAAAGGGTTGTAACCGATGCGGTCGGCAATTATACGGAGGTAAATGTATCTACGCCATTCAGCCAAGTTCCCCAAGATTACGATGTATATTCATTCGGAGAGACCAATAAGGTGGTCAAGCCTTTCAGGGTTGTGAGCATATCAAGGGAAGAAAAAGGCGAGGCGAGTATAACCGCCATAGAATACAATGAGAGCGTGTATGATGATACCGATATAGTAATCCCCACGAACAATTATTCGGCATTGAGCAGGGAGATACCCAATGTGGTGGGGTTAAATCTCACAGAAAGCCTTGTTAAACTTGGGGATGGGACAATAGAGACCACTATTGATGTATGGTTCACTAAACCCAATATGGCGAGTTATTATGTAGGGCAATATGTGAAAGCGCAAATATATTTGAGCGATGATGATGGGGTGAGTTGGCAATACAGGGGTGAGACATCAGGCGAGTATTTCAAGATTATAGGCGGGATAGTGGATTTGAAGGAATACAAGGTGGCTGTTGTAAGTATAGGGAACCTTGATAAACAGAATTCAATATCAGATTCCCCACAACAGACTATAACCGTTGCAGGAAAAACTACGCCCCCAGAGGATGTATCTTCTTTCCTTGTAAATCAAGATAGGGATAGATTGGCTTTCGGATGGACTCCTGTTTCTGATATTGATATATGGGGATATGAGATAAGGAGAGGCGATAGTTGGCTGGGCGGTGAGGTTGTAACATTCACAGTAGGGAATAATTATCTGACAACCGATGTCAGATTAGGGATTGACCAGAGTTATTGGATTAAAGCCATTGATACCTCTCTTAATTACTCCGCCAATGCGACAGAGGCGGTAGTAACAGTCCAGAATGTACCTTACAAAAATATAATCACAGAATATTCCGAACAGACCGCTTGGGCTGGGGATAAGGTAAACACCGAGAAAGAAGGAGATAACCTTGTATTATCGGAAGGAGAAATATCTGGAACCTATACCACCCCAGAGAGAGACATCGGATTTATAGCGACATTTTCAATGTCTATTGAGGTCATCATTTCTATAAATGAAAATCTGCGGTTCAACAGTTCAGCCACAAGAAAATTCAATGATAGTTCAACACTTCGCTGGACAGGTGAAGATATAGCGGGTGATGTGCAATTTGAGATACGGACTTCCGAGGACGATATTACTTGGTCGGATTGGGTTACATTTCAGAAAGGCGATTATATCTGCCGATATTTCCAGTTGAGAATGACATTGAACAGGGAAGATGTGGATATAGATGTTATATGCTCCCAATTTAACTATACCGCTGATTTGCCAGATATAAATGAATTCGGGAGCGATGAGGTGACGGTGGCGGCAGACGGGAAGGAAATCGTATTTGAGAAAATATTTCATCAAGAGCCGAATGCCCATATAGAAATCAGGACAGGCGATGGGATATACAGCAAATTCACGGCAAAAGACACTACTGGTTTCACGGTAAAATTATATGATGCGGCAGGGGTGGCGAAAACAGGCGAATTTGACTGGCACGCCTATGGTGTATAGGAGGGATGAATGGCAAAAGAACTGGTATCAAACAAGATTATACTGGAGTTGGTTAATGATGAGTTTGACAGGGGCTTGATTTTGTATAAGATAAAGATAGACGGGGTATTGGACAATAAACAAAAGAGCCTTTCAATCAACAATATGGGTTTTTCTTTGATAAATCTTGCGGAGATAATATCAATAATCATAGAGAAGACTAAAGAACAGGAGGGTATCGGTGATTGATTTTATCAGCAAACTATTGTCAAGAGATAACAAAAAGGAAAAGCCCGTATGCGCTCTATGCGGTAAAAAGATTGAGGATACCGCTTATATGGCAGTCAGGGGAGCGATTATCATTGATGACAAAATACCCAAACAACCCACTATTTTTACCTGCCCCGAACAGGCATTCAACTATGCACAGGGATATTTCTGCCATTCAGTATGCTGGATAAACGAATTGAAAAGAAAGGGAATTCCCCTTTATGATATGGATAAGGTTTATGAGGAATATAACAAGAAACTAAAGAGAGGTGATAGAGATGGCTTGGGTAAAAACTAATCCTGCTAATGACGAGTTGCTGATAAATTTTCCTGCCCAATGCAGGGCAAATTGGGATGCCATTGAATTAGGCACGGATAACGCTTTACAGGTTACAAACGCAAAGGTGGCTGATAGCGCAGGAATTGTGGATACCAAACTCGCTCAAATAGTTACACCGAGTAAAGTTTCAGGTGCGGCATTGTGTTTGCTTGGGAGCATACCTGGCGGGGCGGGATTAGTGCCTGTGGCAAACATCCCCAATCTGTCAACCGACAAATTGACTTCTGGAACATTGCCAATAGTAAGGGGCGGAACAGGCTCGGGGACACAGAATTTCGTGGATTTGACGGAAGGTCAATCGGTGGGCGGGATAAAGACATTTACATCAATCCCAATTTTGCCAGCTTCTGACCCCACTACGGATAATCAGGCGGCAAGGAAAGCGTATGTAGATATAAATAATAAGACAGAAAAAACCGTTTTGGTTGATGATGATATATTCGTGATTGAAGATAGCCAAGCAAGTTATGCAAAGAAAAAGGTGAAGAAAAGTAATATAATTGGAGGAACTATCGGAAATAAACAATTATTCACTTCCTCTGGTATTTTCACTGCTCCTGCTGGAGTAACCAATGTTTTTCTTTCAATGGCAGGTGGTGGCGGGGGAGGAGCAGGAAGCACTGCTGGTGGAAATGCTGGAGGAGGAGGTGGAGGCGCTGCTTGGATAATAAGAACCGCTTATCCTGTTACACCAAGTGGTAATTATACCGTAACAGTTGGCGCTGCTGGTTCAGGAGGTGCTAAATTTGGAAATGGCACTGCTGGTGGCAATAGTATTTTTGATTCTTCTCCTACAACTAATGGAGGGGGAGCAGCTAATGGTGGGACAGGTGGAACAGGAGCTTCAGGGGTTAATGGTTCGCCTACTGGAGGTAGTGGTGCTCCGAGTTATGGGGGTGGAAGGATTGTTACAGCAGGGATAAATGGGGCAAATGGCAGTAATGGAAGTTGGGGCGGTGCTGGCGCAGGGAATGCTTATGGGAAAGGCGGAAACGGAGCAGTCACTACTACTCCTGCAACAGCAGGAACTGGTCGTGGTGCAGGTGGTGGTGGAGGTAGTAGCGCCACTGGTGCTGAACCTGGAGCCGCTGGTTCGCAGGGTTTTGTATTGGTAGAATGGTAAAAGGAGAAAATTATGGCAAATTATTGTGTTATAAATAATAATGATAAAATAGTAGATAATAGAATAGTTTGGGATGGGATTTCTTCTTGGACTCCGCCTGCTAATCATACAGCAATAAAATCTGATATAGGGCAGATAGGGGATAAATACCAGAATAGCAAATTTTACTATTGGAATGAAGAAACCCAAAAATGGATAGAAAGAACTTAACTTGTGGACGAATTCAAGAATGCAATAAATTACTAAAGGATGGCTAAAATGGATAAAGCAAAAGAACAAGATAATTTTCTTGAAAACATTTCAAAGTTGCCAGAATTTTTTGCTCCAAAATACCATACGCATAAAGAAATTGATATAATTGACCTTGATAGGATGCGCTGGAAAGGGAAATGGGTAAAAGATACAGATTATAAAGTTAATGATGTAGTATCCTATCAAAATGCTCTTTATATCTGTATGACGGATAATAAGGGGGAGAAACCTACTTCCGATTTTTGGGAAAAATTGATAAGCATAATATCAACTCCAGTAAATAAAATAGATTTTATAGGTGGTGGAGGTGGTGGAGGCGAGGGAACTTCAGACCATAGCAAACTTACAAACCTTTCTTATGCTATTTCTGGGCATATAGGTTTTCTTCCTGATACCCATCTCACTGATTTTACTCACTCTGACATAGCACATACCAATAGGACTGCTTTAGACTTAGTATCAGGTATAAATACAGGCGACCAAGATTTATCAAGCTACTTACAAAGCGGAGATAATGTATCTGAATTAGTAAATGATGCTGGCTATCTAACTACTTTTACCGAAACCGACCCAGTATTTACCTCAAGTCCTGCGCATGGAATAGATGCATTAGATATAGCAAACTGGAATATGGCTTATGGATGGGGTAATCACGCTGACGCAGGATATCTAAAATCATTGAGTTTCCTTGGGCTTACTGACACGCCTTCAGATTATTCAGGACATGGTAGCGAGGGCATTAGAGTAAAATCAAGTGCAGATGGTTTAGAATTTTATACTATTGTAGATACAGATGAAAAGGTAAAATATGATGGGGATGATACCTCTGCTGGGTATTTAGGAGCAAAGACCGCAGCAGGAACAGGAATTACTTTGGCAGAGGGAACTGGCGGAGATGCTGATAAACTTAAAATTACTAATTCTGCCCCAATGATTTATCCAGACGCAGGGATACCCTTATCCACTGGTTCGGCTTGGGGAACATCTATTACTGATAATTCTGTCAGCTGGAACACTGCTTATGGTTGGGGTAATCATGCCTTGGCGGGATATTTAACAGCAGAAACCGACCCAGTCTTTGGTGCGTGGCTTGCAAGTCCACCTAACATCTCTATCTTCACCAATGATGTTCCTTACCTCACCGCTATCCCTGCCCACGCCTCTGACCACGCAGTAGGTGGAACTGATACCATCTTCCCTGCCGACCCTGATGCCGATAAATTCTTAAAGTGGGATGATACAGCAGGGAATTTAGTGTGGGCAGATGCTGGTGGTGGTGGAGGAGGAACACTCGCCCAGACCCTCGCTCTTGGGAATATAACAGACGGAAACTCTATAGCCTTCAACACCGATGGCGATGTGATTACTGATGGAACTAATACTTCAATAGACCCATTTAATAGAAAACTCTACGACTCCACAGGAGCAGTAATCCAAGCCGATTATTCTACTGCCTATGCTATCTCTTTAGCAGGAGCAGGAACGCCTGTTGCTAATTCTGTATTTGCAGGACAAGATGCTGGCTCTAGTGCTACTAATGCTTCCAATTCTAACTTCTTTGGCTATTATGCTGGTAGTGGTGCTACTGATGCTGACAGTTCTAACTTCTTTGGAAATAGTGCTGGTTCTGGTGCTACTGGTGCTTCCTACTCTAACTTCTTTGGTCCAAATGCAGGTTATGGTGCTACCGAGGCTTTCAACTCCAACTTCTTTGGAGCTTATGCAGGCTATCAGGCTATTAGTGCTTACAACTCCAACTTTTTTGGAAATAGTGCTGGTTATCAAGCTATTAATGCTAATAGGTCTAACTTTTTTGGACAGGGTGCAGGGCAAGATGCTACTAATGCTTCCGATTCTAACTTCTTTGGGGATTATGCTGGTAATAGTGCTACTAATGCCGCACACTCTAATTTCTTTGGGGAATATGCAGGTTATGGAGCTTCTGGTGCTGACGACTCCAACTTTTTCGGAGAAAGTGCTGGGAGTGGAGCAACTGATGCCCAATTTTCTAACTTTTTTGGAATGAGTGCTGGGAAAGATGCTACGGATGCTGTCCAGTCAAACTTCTTTGGAAGTAATGCTGGCGAAGGTGCTACTAACGCTACTCACTCTAACTTCTATGGAAGTAGTGCTGGCACTTTTTCTCCTTATGCTTCCTACTCTAATTTCTTCGGATACCAAGCTGGTTATCAAGTAGCTCTAACTGATGATTTTGGTGGAGTGTTTAGTTCTAATTTCTTTGGATATAATGCTGGCAATGGAGCAACTAATGCTTCCTACTCTAACTTCTTTGGAGATAGTGCTGGAAGAGGAGCAACGGGAGCGGCGCTTTCTAATTTCTTCGGGGCAAGTGCGGGGTATCAAGCGACAAATGCTTTTTCATCTAATTTTTTCGGAACAAATGCAGGTTATGGTGCTACTAATGCTGCTAACTCCAGCTTCTTTGGAGAAGGAGCGGGTTATGGAGCTACTAATGCTACAAACTCTAACTTCTTTGGACAAGAAACTGGTTATGGAGCTACTAATGCTTACAGCTCCAACTTCTTTGGAATAGGTGCTGGTTATGGTGCTACTCATGCTTCCCAATCTAACTTCTTTGGAGGTAATGCGGGTTCGGGACAAACAAATGCAAGTCACAGCATATTTTTAGGAACTAACGCTGGAAATAATAATAATGCAACAGGAACAGATTTTACAAACAACCTTATTATAGACCAGAGCATATTAAGCACAAATAACCCAAGAGCTTCTGCCGCAGATATTAGGACTAACGCTTTACTTTATGGAACTTTTGCTGATGCGGCGGCCGATCAACAACTGACAATAAATGGAGTATTTACCACCTCGCTGGCGAGGAACTTGGAAGTAGAAACCATCACCGATACTGATACCCTTGATGATACTAACGATGTGGTGGTGTGTGATAAGTCCTCG